ATGCAAACAATACCACACTTCATAAAGTCTTTCCCGGTGGCGCTCTTTCTCTTGTCGGTGCTAATTCTCCTAGTTCCCTTGCTTCTCGTCCGATTCGTGTTGTTCTTTGCGATGAAGTTGATCGATATCCTGCTTCTGCTGGTGAGGAGGGCGATCCTATATCTCTTGCCAAACGAAGAGCCGCAACCTTCTGGAACAGGAAGATCATTTTAGTATCGACGCCGACCAACAAGAACGCCAGCCGCATTGAGGCTGCGTATGAAGAAAGCGACCAGCGCAAGTTCATGGTTCCGTGCCACGACTGCGACCATTTGCAGGAAATGACTTGGGCCAACGTCAAATGGCATGACGATAATCCGCACACCGCCTTCTATTGCTGCTCTGAGTGCGGCTCTGTCTGGGGCGATGCGGAGCGGCGCAAGGCTGTGTCGAAGGGTGAGTGGGTTGCCAATAAGCCGTTCAACGGTGTGGCTGGATTCCATCTCAATGCGCTTTACTCGCCGTGGTCGGTGCTGTCGGACGCGGTTGAGGAGTTTTTGGCCGCACGCAAAGACCCAATGCGCCTCAAGACCTTTGTCAACACCTTCTTTGGCGAGACTTGGGAGGATCAGGGCGAAGGCGTCGATGATTACGCTATCTCCAAGCGCAAAGAGGATTACGAAGGCATCCCTGATGACGTTGTTGTCCTCACCTGTGGCGTTGACGTTCAGGATGACCGCCTAGAGGTCGAGATTGTCGGCTGGGGCGCTGGCGAAGAAAGCTGGCAGATCGAGTATCACGTTCTGTACGGCGACCCATCCAGTCCGGCGCTCTGGGCGAAGCTGGATGATATTATTCTGGCGACATACGAGCATCCAAGCGGTGAGCCTATGCTGATCCGCGCCACTTGCATTGACTCTGGCGGACACCACACTCGCGCCGTGTATAACTATGCCAAGACCAGAGCAGGACACAGGGTCTTTGCCATTAAGGGTATTGGTGGCGAGGGTAAGCCGATTGTCGGACGGCCTTCGCGTAACAACATCGGAAAGATACCGCTTTACCCAATCGGCGTTGATACTGCGAAGGAATTGCATTACGCCAGACTGCGCATTGACGAGCCGGGCGGAGGCTATTGCCACTTTCAAGCCAAGCGCGATGATGAGTATTTCCGCCAGCTAACGGCTGAAAAGCAAGTGGTTCGCTATCATAAGGGCTACCCCACAAGGGCGTGGATCAAGACGCGAACTCGAAATGAGGCCCTTGACGTTCGAATTTATGCGATTGCCGCTTTCCATATTCTCAATATTAATATAGATAGCATAGTCAAGCGGTTTCATGCTATTATAAACCGTAGGACTGAAGCTCTTTCTGGGGCCGAAGACGTAAAGCCGCATCCACTGGCCTCAAGGAAAGGGCCAAAAAGAGGTGGTTTTGCTAATAACTGGCGTTGAGGGATAATGGCAAACCTTTTTGATGAAAGCAATGCACCAGAAGGCGAACCTCTGAAGATTGTCGTTGGCGACTTTCTCCAGTGGAAGAAAACGGCGCTTGCTGAAAGTTATCCCCCTGCCAGCTATTCGGCGGAGTATGTCGCTCGTGTGGCGTCAGGCCAGAGCGGTGAGATTAAGTTAGCGGCAACTGAGCGCACAGGTTATTACCTGTTTCAAGCGACAAGCACTACCACTGCGGCCTTCGAAGCTGGTTTCTATCACTGGCAACTTGAGGTTACGCAGACATCTACGGGCAACCGGATTGTAGTAGAGCGCGGTGAATTTGAGGCGATTGCCGATCTCGACAATAACGGCGCTGATCCTCGCACCCATTCTGAGATAATGCTGGCAAAGATTGAAAGTCTGCTTGTTGGCCGCGCTGACAAGGACGTTTCGTCTTACTCGATCCAAGGTCGTTCTATTTCTAAGATGACGATTTCTGACCTGTTGCTATGGCGCGACTATTACCGCAAAGAGGTTACTAAAGAGCGCCGTGACAACGCAATTGAATTGGGTCGCCCCACTAAAACTACGATGAAGGTTCGGTTCCTATGAGTCTTTGGCGCGAAGCATTTGGTCTACCACCCAAGGCAAAGAACGCTGTCGTAAAGCGTTCCTACCACGCTGCTAACACGGGTCGGCTCTTTGCCGACTTCTTTGCGTCCAGTCGCAGCCCGGACAGCGAGTTAAAGCCTGACCTCGTAATTATGCGTAACCGCGCACGGGCGCTTGCTCGTGATGACGTTTATGTCAAGCGTTACCTGACGCTGCTTAAGACGAACGTGGTTGGCGAAAAGGGCATGACGCTACAGGTCAAGGCCCGTAACACAGACAATTCACTGGATGTCATTGGCAACCAGATCGTCGAGGAAGCTTGGTCGCAGTTCTCCATGAAGGGTAACTGCACATCTGACGGTCGCCTTAGCTGGATTGATTTGCAGAAATATGTGATGGAGGCTACCGCCCGTGATGGCGAGGCTTTCATTCAGATTGTTCGCAATCGCGCCTTTATCCACGGTATTGCTTTCCACCCAATTGAAGCCGACATGATCGACGAGATGAAGAACGAGCGTGCCAAGAATGGCCGCGAAATTCGCATGGGCATCGAACTTGACGAGTATCAGCGCCCGGTTGCTTACTGGGTCAAGAAGCGCCACCCCGGCGATCTGGACTTTGCGACTTACACCGTCAACGTATCTGAGCGTATTGACGCCAAGAACATGATCCACGTTTATGACCCGCTTCGCGCTGGTCAGACACGCGGTGAGCCTTGGATGGCTCCGGCGATTGCGCAGTTGAAAATGTTGAACGCCCACCGTGAGGCTGAGTTGGTCGCTTCGCGTATGGCGGCGTCAAAAATGGGCTTCTTTACCTCTGACAATGGCGAAGACGCACCAGCCGACGATTACGACAACGGCGTGCCGATCATCGATGCGGAACCCGGCACTTTCCATCAACTGCCCAACGGCGTTGACTTTAAGCCGTTCGATCCGACCCACCCCGCCACAGCTTTCGCTGAGTTCCAGAAGGGTGTTCTGCGGGGCATCTCGTCTGCGCTGAACGTATCTTACGCCTCGCTGTCGAACGATCTTGAAGGGACATCATATAGTTCCATCCGTCAGGGTGCGCTCGAAGAGCGTGATGCCTACAAGATGATGCAGCAGTTCCTCATGGAACACTTTGTCATCCCAGCTTACTCTGCATGGCTGATGCACATAATGGAGTTCGGCTATATTCCGATCCCAGCCTCTCGCTTTCCAAAGTTCTTCGCTGCATCGCACTTCCGTGCACGCGGCTGGCAGTGGGTCGATCCGCTGAAGGAAGTAAACGCGGCTGTCACGGCAATGCACAACGGCATTATGTCAATGCAAGATATTTCCGGTCAGTATGGCCGCGATATTGAAGAGACATTCAGCCAGTGGCAGCGTGATAAGGAGTTGGCTGACCAGTTTGGGCTTGAACTGGCATTCTTCCCGTTTGGTGGCGATGCCAAGGCCAAAATTGCTGAGGAAGACCCTGATGCCGTATAAGCCAACAGACGGTATGAAGACAGAGGCCCGGCGCGGTCTTGATTGGCGCGAGGAATATGGTCGCGGCGGTACTGAAATCGGTATTGGCCGTGCGCGTGATATTGTCGCAGGGCGGCAGCTATCTGAGGATGTTGTCAAGAGAATGTACAGCTTCTTCAGCCGTCATGAGGTTGACAAGCAAGCCGAAGGTTTCCGTCCCGGCGAGGAAGGCTACCCTTCAAACGGGCGCATAGCTTGGGCGCTCTGGGGCGGTGACGCTGGGTTCTCATGGTCAAAAGATAAGGTGAGTTCTATGGAAGAAAATCGCGCTGCGCCGGAAGAAGTCCAACACCAGTTGAATGATGGTGATTTTGATGGTATTCATTCTGAAGAAGCAACTGAGGATCAGTTAATGTCGGAAGAAATCGAGCCTGTAGAAGTCGAAGTGACTGAAGAAGTCGTTGAGGCTGAAGTGGTCGAGGAAGTCGCAGAGCCTACAGAAGAGCGCAAGGCTCCTGTTGAGGTCTTGCATCGCGCCATTGACATGGAAGCGAAGGCTATTGACGAGAAAAAGCGCACTGTTGACATCGCTGTCTCGTCTGAACTGGCTGTTGACCGCTCATTC